CGTACCGGCAATCGTTATAGAGACCATGTAGCTAGTGCAAAGTATGCAGTAAAAAAGATTGAGTTATGAGCAAAAAAGTAATTATTACCGGTGCTGCTGGGTACATCGGTGGGCAAACAGCAATCTATTTCAAAGAACAAGGGTGGACAGTTATTGGCATAGATCGCCGACCGTTGAGTTCGCACCTTGTACAATGGTATGACTCGTACTACCAAGAATCATATGCAACGCCTTCTGGTTTAGAATGTTTTAGTTTTCATTGCCCGGATGCTATTGTGCATTGTGCAGGATCAAGTTTAGTTGGGCCCAGTCTTATGGATCCAAAGACATACTATGACAACAACTTTATTGCTACTAAAACGTTGTTGGATTATATGGTAGAACACAAAATTCACAGCAAGTTTATTTTTTCAAGTAGTGCTGCGGTGTATGGAAATCCAATTGCAACACCCATACATGAAGACGATCCTAAGTTTCCAATCTCTCCTTATGGCATGAGCAAATACATGGTAGAGCAACTGCTGGAAACATACAGTCATGCATATGGCATTAACTATGTTGGATTTCGTTACTTTAATGCTGCTGGTGCAGACCCACATGGGCGGCACGGACAAGAAAAGTCAGCAACACACATTATTGCACGAGTAATGGAAGCTATTAGAGATAATCAAGTGTTTACACTCAATGGTGTAGGGTTACCAACAGATGACGGAACTTGTGTGCGTGATTATGTACATGTTGCAGACATTGCCAAAGCGCACTATTATGCAACAGAACATCGAGTAACAGCTGGATTTTACAATCTATCAACTGGACTCGGTGCTAGCAATCTAGAAATTATCAACAAATGTTGTGTAGTATCTAACAGCAAGCCCCGTGAGATAATCGAAGGACCGATGCGTGATGGTGATCCTAACGTACTAGTTGCTGACAACAAAAAGTTTTTTGAAGTAGCAAACTGGCAAAATGAATATCATACTGATGATATTGTTGAACATGCATGGAAGTGGTATACACGTGAGCTTCACTAAGTTTATCGAATTTGAACAAGCACTAAGCAAATTCACTGGCGCCCCTTATGTTGTATTAACAGATTGTTGCACACATGCGATTGAGTTGTGTCTGAGACGGCAACAAAAGTTTCTACTAAGATGTAGAATTCCCGCAAGAACTTATCTCAGTGTACCAATGATATTTCATAAACTTGCATTACCATACTCAATGGACGAATATGAATGGGAAGGAGAATATAAAATTTCTCCAACAAATATTTGGGACAGTGCAAGACGCTTTGAGCGTGATATGTACCGTCCAGGACAACAACAGTGTTTGAGCTTTGGTTACAGCAAAACCCTGGAAATAGGACATGGTGGCGCAATCTTGTTGGACAACGAAGAAGAATATCATTGGCTGAAACGTGCTAGTTACGATGGCAGAGATTTAAGCATAAGTCCTTGGCAAGACCAAATTAACTTTCAAGTTGGATATCATTATCGTCCTACCATTGAAGATTGTGTTAAAGGATTAGAAATGCTTGCTGCAAATCAACTCAAAGACCCAGATACACAAAAAGTAACTTATCCAGATCTCACTAAAATAAAAATTACCGACTAAGTTGACATCTGTCTAAATATACATTACAATATAAACAATTGTGGTCATCCACGACCCTAACTCGGAGAAACAAATGAAAACATACGAAAAAATTATCGAACGTTGCAAAAACTCAGACAAGCGTTACTGGGCAGGCGACAATGTCCATCGCCTTATCTATGCAGGCGAAAAAGAGCAACTGATCGACGAAGCCACTGACGCTTTTGAAACAGTGTTAGACACACTGATTATTGATAGACACAACGATCCTAACAGTCAAGGTACAGCACGCCGACTTGCTAAAATGTATTTTAATGAGATTATGGCAGGACGCTATGACGGACGCCCTGATGCAACAGCATTTCCTAATGATTCAGATGATCGTTATGAAGGTATGCTAGTAGTACGCAGTGAACTAAAGAGCATGTGTTCACATCACCATCAGCCAGTAAGCGGTGTTGCATACATTGGTATTATTGCCGCAGACAAACTAATTGGTCTAAGCAAGTACACACGCATTGCACAGTGGTGCGCTCGACGTGGTACGCTACAAGAAGAACTTGCTAATGACATTGCACGTGAAATTGCTTACTCGACAGGTGCAACTAACTTAGGTGTATATATTCAAGCAACACACGGGTGTTGTGAGAATCGTGGTATTATGGCTAATAGCAGTCTTACACAGACAACTGTATTGCGTGGGTCTTTTAAAGATGATGCAGGCACAAAGAAAGAGTTCTTTGATAACATTAAACTACAACAGGAGTTTAGCCGCTAATGGGTGATTATATTGCAGTGCGCATAGCACAAGTATTCATTGTAGCAGTATTTGTTATGGGAATGATCAGTTTAGGTATTGAATTGTATACAGGAAGGTTGCCACTATGAAACTTAGATATTCAGAAGCGTTTTATAGCGTACAAGGCGAAGGCAAGTTTGTAGGAGTACCTAGTGTGTTCCTGCGCACATTCGGTTGTAACTTTCGTTGTATGAACTTTGGTGTTGATACTAAAAAGAATCGTACAGAACTTCATGCAGAAGGACAAAGATACAATGCGGAAGTAAAAGCGTTGATTGATGCAAAGGTACACGAAACAACTGAAAAGTTTGAAGACTTGCCTATCATTCATACAGGTTGCGATACATACGCAAGTATCTATCCCGAGTTTAAACATTTTAACAAACAAGCAGATGTTGAAGAAGTAGTTGAACATCTGCTATCACTTACTCCAAATGGTAAGTGGGTACAAGATAATGGACAAGACGTACACTTAATCTTAACAGGTGGTGAGCCGTTGTTAGCGTGGCAACGGCTTTACGTAGAGCTGTTCGAACATCCACGTATGCAGGACTTAAAAAATGTTACATTTGAAACAAACACTACACAAAACTTACACGAAGAGTTTAAAAACTATCTCATCAATCAAGACAGATTTACAATCACTTGGAGTTGTTCCCCGAAACTTAGCGTTAGCGGAGAACCTTGGGAGACTGCTATTAAGCCTGACATTGCTAGTGAGTATAGCAGTGTTAACGGCAGTGACATGTATCTTAAGTTTGTTGTCGCTACTCAGGACGACTTTGCAGAAGTTGAAAGAGCTGTGGACGCTTATAGAAGTGCCGGGGTACAATGTCCAGTATATCTTATGCCGTTGGGCGGACGCAGTGAAGAATACTCCCTCAACGTTAAGGATGTGGCAGAAGCCTGTATGGAAAAAGGATGGCGATTCACACCAAGACTCCATATATCCTTATTCGGAAATGCATGGGGCACGTAAGCAACAATATATGAATGAACAACATGAACGTGCTATGACTGCTCCTATTAATCCTAAAAAAGAAGCAGACTTAGATTTAGAAAAACGTGCTAGAGAGGCAGGACTATAATGGGATGGTGGAATAAACTCGTAAGAGATAAAAAAGCAGAACAACAAACTGCTGTCGAAAAGACTACAGAAGAGCAGCGCCGCGAAGCTCTTGATAAAGAAAAAGAAGCAGCTACTAAAGCAGGCGAACCTTGGGTTGCTGTGTTAGATACACAAGTTAATCCTGATAATATTCGCAACGGATTCTTTGAACTAGACTGGAATAATGAGTTTATTGAACAGTTACTTGATGCAGGATACAAAGGCGAAAGCAATGAAGAAATTGTTGACCAATGGTTTAGAACTATTGTTTCGCAGATGCTCGACGATGAAGGTCAATCAACTGATAGAGAAATGGGCTATGTCAATGTAGTACCAATCGACAAAGGAAAGAGTTCGATAGGATGAGAAACGATTTAATGGTCCAACAGCAAGTCGAAGATAAAGAACTAAAACGATACATCGAAGAAGAAGTATATGCTTGACAATAGCAATAATAGATGCTATACTTGTATATATAATAAATTATTCTGTGAGGACAAATGAGTACCTATATTTTAGTAGATACAGCAAATACTTTCTTTAGAGCTCGACACGTTGTACGTGGTGACGTAGACACTAAATTAGGTATGGCACTACATATTACACTTAACAGTGTTAAAAAGGCATGGACTGACTTTGATGCAGATCATGTTGTATTTTGTTTAGAAGGACGTAGCTGGCGTAAAGATTATTACGAGCCCTACAAACGTAATAGACAACAAACTCGTGATGCGATGACTCCTACACAGCAAGAAGAAGATACGCTGTTTTGGGAAATCTTTGACGAGTTTAAAGACTTTATTAATGAAAAGACTAACTGTACAGTTATGCGACATCCGCAACTAGAAGCAGATGATCTTATTGCTGGTTGGGTACAAGCACATCCTAATGACAATCATGTTATCATTAGTACAGACGGCGACTTTGCACAATTGATTGCACCTAATGTACGACAGTACAATGGTGTTAGCAATACTACAATTACACACGAAGGCTACTTTGATGACAAAGGCGCTCCTGTGATTGACAAGAAAACTAAAGAAGCAAAGCCTGCTCCGCAACCTGACTTTATGTTGTTTGAGAAATGTATGCGTGGCGACACTAGTGACAACGTATTCAGCGCATATCCAGGTGTGCGCAAGAAAGGCACTAAGAACAAAGTGGGTCTTATCGAAGCGTATGAAGACAAAGGCACTAAAGGCTACAACTGGAATAACATGATGCTACAGCGTTGGACTGATCACGAAGGTGCAGAACATCGTGTACTAGATGACTATAATCGAAATGTTGTATTGTGCGATTTAACTGCACAACCTGATGACATTAGAGAGATAATTAATAACACTATTGCAGAAGTAGAACCTAAAGATATATCACAAGTTGGTATGCGTCTTATGAAGTTCTGTGCTAAATGGGATATGCAACGTATTGCAGATCAGGCAGCATCTTATGCAACACCATTACAAGCGAGGTATCCGAAATGACAGTAAAAGCAAAAGAAGTATTAAATGGTAAATTTTGGATTGTTGAACAAGAAGGTGTACGCATCGGTACACTGTCACTAGACGACAATCAGTATATGTTAAGTGATGCAACCGGAACACGTTTTTTAACAGAAACACAACTTAAAAGTAAACTTGGCAAGGACATGACTTGGACTAAACTTGCTATTACTGAAACTAAACCTGATAAAGAAGTACACGGGTATACTACAAGCTGTACGCCATATAATCCAATGTACGATGTATCACGTAAGTTACCATTGTTTACAAAAAGTGAAAAATCTAAGAGCTTGTATTGTGCAGGGTATTATATTATTAGATTTGACAAAGGATGGGTTAAGTCCTTTTGTCCTAAACTAATTACAGTAGAACGATATGATTTTAAAGGTCCCTTTAAAACAGACTTAGAAATGCGTACAGAACTGAGTAAAGCAAATGCCAAATGAGCCGTTAAACACAGCACCAATACAGCAGTTTATTAGCCAAGTTAAAAGTGCTGATATGAGCAATGCACGAGATGTAAAGTTAGATATTTCAAATGCAAAGCGATTAGCATTTACACTAGGCGAAGTAATGACAAGACTAAATGGTAACCTAGAAGAAATTATTATCCGCAAAGCAGAGGGCACTGACGAAGTAATTGAAGTGCGCATGGATGGCGGTACTGGCTGGAAATAAACTACGTAGTTTATTATAAAAGAGATAAATATATGCGTACATAATTAAAGGAATACGCATATGAGTAGGCCAAAGCCAAACATTTTACTAGAGCATATAGATAAAAAAACCTATAAGAGCGAGCAAGTTCTCGAAGCAGAAGCAATTTGGGCTGTATTCTATCATAATGCTCCTTTTAATTTAAAGTCTGCAAATATGCTTACTAACTACCCGGGTCCTAAGTATAAGAAAGTATCTTTCTCTAATCCTGGACACGCAATTAATCTAGCAAAAAAACTAAATGACCTTTTTAACTGTGAAGATTTTACAGTTGTAAAACTAAATAAAGGCGATACAGTACAACTAGATTAAAATGAACTGGAAAGATACATATACTAGAATATTCTTAAAACAATCTGGCATTGCAGTTACCGAAGCTACAATGAGGGAATATATGCCAATGTGGTGGCAGAATACCAGAGCCAAAGACGAAGGCGGACTACGCCTTACTGAAGAAGGGTTCCGTTATATAACTGAAGAAATACAGTTAGCTACATACGATGTACCATATCCGAAAGACTTCGAATTAACCACACAAACAATTATCTTTTTAGATAAATTTATTAACTGTCCTTACTACATGGGCAGAAGAAGTATTACTGTAACAAACGAGAAGAAGGCTATGGAACTTCACTTGTTTAGCGGAGATATTCGCAAGTATGGTCTTACAAAAGCACTCAAGCGCCAACAAAAAGATTAATTTTTGACAAAAAACCTCTTGACAACTACCGTGTTCTTTGCTATTATATATAAACAAGTTAAGCACTAATCAAAGAGGAATACATTATGGAAACATCAACTCGTCAAGTTACGCCCAATAATGCTAAGGCGTCTATCTCACATGCACTTTCCAAGAAGCGTCCTATCTTCCTTTGGGGACCTCCAGGTATTGGTAAAAGTGATATTGTAAAGCAAATTACAGATAGCTTTACAAACTCTAAACTAATTGACATCCGTTTGTCGCTTTGGGAACCTACAGACATTAAAGGTATTCCTTACTACTCTGCAAACGATAACAAGATGGTTTGGGGTTCTCCAGCAGAATTGCCAGATGAAGAAATGGCAGCAAAGTATGATAATATTGTTTTGTTCTTAGACGAAATGAATTCGGCAGCGCCAGCAGTACAAGCGGCAGCATACCAGTTGATTCTTAATCGTCGTGTAGGACAGTATGTATTGCCCGACAACGTAATGATTGTTGCGGCAGGTAACCGCGAAGCAGACAAAGGTGTTACATATCGTATGCCTGCTCCGTTGGCTAACCGTTTTGTTCACTTGGAACTTACCGTTGGTTTTGACGACTGGTTTCAGTGGGCAGTAGACAACAACATTCATAAAGATGTTGTTGGTTACTTAACATTTAGCAAGAAGGATCTATATGACTTTGATCCTAAAAGCCCTTCACGTTCTTTTGCAACGCCCCGTTCGTGGTCGTTTGTAAGCGAATTGCTTGAAGATTCTTTAGATAAGAATACACTTACTGATCTTGTGTCAGGGTCAGTTGGTGAAGGTCTTGCTGTTAAGTTTATGGCGCATCGTAATAGTGCGGCACAGATGCCTAACCCTACAGACATTCTTAATGGTAAGGTTACAGAGCTAAAGACTAAAGAGATTAGTGCAATGTATTCACTTACAGTCTCGCTCTGTTATGAACTGAAGGAAGCATCTGACAAAGGCGATAAGAAGTTTGACGACAAAGTCAACAACTTCTTGCGCTTTGCAATGGATAACTTTGATACTGAACTTGTTGTAATGGGCATTAAACTTGCTCTTACACAGTATCAATTGCCCATTGATCCAGACGAAGTGGAATGCTTTGACGAGTTCCACGAACGTTTTGGTAAGTATATTACCGCTGCCAACGCGGCGTAATACATTAAGAATGGGCTCTTTTTGAGCCCATTCTTTCTCTTATAGGTTGACAAACTGATTAAATATTGTTATACTATGTACATAGATAAGCAAATAAGGGCAATGACATGGCAGCAAAAGACACAGCAAGTAAGCTAAAAAACTGGACACCAGATCCTAATATTACACCCGAACAATTAGAAGAAATGCGTGTAGAAGTACTCGATCGCATTATTGTTGCACGAGTAGGCTTGCTATTGCGCCATCCTTTCTTTGGTAACATGGCAACACGGTTACGTATTAGTGCTGCCGATGATTGGTTACCTACTGCTGCCGTAGACGGACGCAATCTTTACTTTAACACTCAGTTCTTTAATGCTATGGATAATAAAGAAATTGAGTTTGTTGTTGCACACGAAATTTTGCACATGGTGTTTGATCATTTAAGTCGTCGACAGGATCGTAATCCTATGCTGTACAATATTGCTGCCGACTACATTGTAAACAACACTCTTGTACGTGACCGCATTGGTAACAAACCTAAGATTGTAGATTGTTTCCAGGACTTTGAATATGAAGGTTGGACATCAGAAGAAGTCTATGACAAATTATTTAAGGATGCAAAAGAGCGTGGTAAAGAGCTACAAGAACTCCTTGAGCAATTAGAACAACAAGGTGAGATGCTAGACGAACACCTTGATATGGACGGCGACGGCGGAGACAGTGACAACGGTGAAGAGAAAGATGCTAACGGCAACAGTGTTAGCAAAAAGAAGCCTACGTTTAGCAAAGAAACAATTAAAGAAATACAAGACGAAGTAAAAGAAGCAATGATGGCCGCGGCACAAAGTGCAGGTGCAGGTAATGTACCAGCAGGTGTTGAGCGCATGATTAAGCAACTAACTGAGCCTAAAATGAACTGGCGTGAACTATTGCGTCAACAGATCCAAAGCACTATTAAAAGTGATTATACATTTAGCCGTCCAGGACGCAAAGGTTGGCATACTGGTGCTATTTTACCGGGTATGCAGTTCGACGAAACAATTGATATCTGCATTGCACTTGATATGTCGGGTTCAATTGGCAACTCACAAGCAGAAGACTTCTTAGGTGAAGTTAAAGGCATCATGGACGAATACAAAGACTACAAGATTAAGATTTGGTGCTTCGACACTGAAGTTTACGGCGAAGATGATTTCAGTGCAGATGATGGACGCGAGCTAACCGATTATGAAATCCACGGCGGCGGAGGCACTGACTTTATGGCTAACTGGAAATACATGCGTGAGAATGATATCCAGCCTAAGAAGTTCCTAATGTTTACAGACGGTTATGCTTGGGATAGCTGGGGCGAAGATGACTACTGTGACACAGTATTTGTAATACACAGTAACCATAACAAAGAATTACAAGCACCATTTGGACTAACAGCACATTATGACCAAGCAGCCTAATTTAAGAAATCCTAACCCCCTTAACTTTTTTGGGGTTAGGAAATGCAAAGTGCCAGCGCCGCATTTTGAAGGAATGCATATACCAATGAATTCCTATAATTTAGAAGACAGTATCGCACGTTGGATTAACAATCATCTCAAAAGTAGATTTTATGTAGGCAAACAAACTATACTAAATTCTGATAATCAATACACTCAAACACTGCACGTTGCGTTTGAAGATCCAAAAGAACTTTCTTATTTCACTTTGGCGTGTCCACATTTGAAATACAAGTAAATAAACATAGCACTTAATAAAGGAGTAATACAAATGACTGACGAAGTTAAAAACGAACAAGTCGCAGAAGCACCAGCAACAGAGGCTCCTGCACCAGAAGCTAACGGTGGAGCAGATCTTACTGTACAAGATCTTAATGCATTGAAGCAAATTATCGATGTTGCAAGCACTAGAGGAGCATTTAAGCCAAACGAAATGGTAACAGTTGGGCAAACATATGCTAAACTAGAAGCATTTTTACAGGCAATTGCCGCACAACAGCAGGCAGGAGCTCCAGAAGGAGAGAAATAATATGAAGCACGTAGGTAGAACAATCAAACAGCGTAAAAAATGCGTAGTAGCGTATAGAGTATTGCCAAACGATCCCGATAACTGTCTAGTTGTCATGACCGAGAACTTAATGGCCGACGAACACGATTCGCTATTAAAGGCAGTTGAATCTGATGCAGGACAAAGTGCATACGAGTTCGGAGAAGCAATGGCAAGACATACATTGCCCGACGGTCGTAACATGTTGGCAGGATTTCATACAACAGGCAAACTTACTAAAATAGCGACCGATCAAGTAGAACTAGTTCCAGATTCAAGAAACTCAATTCCGCTAAACGAGCTTAATCAGACTATTGCTGATCAAAAAGGCGTAACCGTAGCAGATCTTGCACTAACAGGAGAACCTAGAAATGATTTACAAAAACCAAAAGAAGTTGTAGACACTGACATTCCTGCAGAAGTAGTTGAAGCAGCAAACGAAGCAAATGTAGACGGAGTCTTAAGTGATGAAGAACTAGCGGCTAAGTACCGCAGTGATGCAGATCGCATGTTCAAAGAAGCACAGCGATTAAGGAAAGAGGCGGATGCTCTTGCTCCTTCTAAGAAGAAGACAAAGACTACAGAAAGTGCCTAAAAATTCCTCACTACCGAAAGAAGTAATTGATCATTGGCCCGAAATACTGAAAGATATTAACATTGAAGTATTACCCTTGGAATATCTTGACAGTGTTTTGGTCCACTTTGATGACGGTAAGGTTTGGGAAATTGATCTTACAAAAAATCCACATGGCATAGATATGGAAGAAGCAATCGAAAGTCTTATGATTGAATATGAAGATGCTATTGCAAATGTAGACTTTAGATTAAACACAGTGCGATTAAAAAATGATATTTCTGCTAGAACCAAACAGTTCTTAAAGAAACGGAAATAGATAAATACTAATAGCAAATTGCATTATGGAGTTTTAAATGGCCTTACAAATTAGACGCGGGACAGACGCAGAACGATTATCGATAACACCCGAGGCAGGTGAACCTGTCTTTACTCTTGATACTAAAGAATTTTTTATAGGTGACGGAACCACCCAAGGTGGAGTATTAGTGTCAGGCACACTAGTAAACGAAACAACACCTGCATTAGGTACTGACCTAGACTTAAACGGTAACAACATTGTTGGTACTGGTAATATTAACATTGCAGGCACTATTACTGCAACAGGCAATATTAATTTAGGCGACGGTGCTGACGATAATGTAATCGTAGGTGGGCAAATTGCTAGTGCGTTAACTCCAGGCGCAGACCTTACATACGATTTAGGCGGAACTAGTGCAAGATGGAACGAAGGCTATATTAATACTGTAAGAGCAGGTCTAGTAGTTGCTAATAGTGTAGAAGGTAACACTTATGGTACACATATTGGTAGTGTGGAACTAGATGATAGTTCACTAGCAGTTAATGGTACTACAGGCGAAATTACTGTACAGGGTACAAGTTTAACTACCGATGGTACATATCTTTCAGTAGGTAACACATCTTCTGTTGCAAATTTAAAAGTAGTAGGAGATACAAACGATACTGCATTAGTAGTAAACGGAACTACAGGCGTTACAGCATTTAACTTTCCTACTGTGGGCGTACAGGCGCATAGAGGAACAGCGGCTGCGCCAACAGCGCCAGACACAGCAGATACATTAGGTGCGTTTGCGTTTAATGCTTATACCGGAAGTGCATATGTAGTTGCTGGCGCAATTGGCGCAAAAACTGAAGGTGTAATTGGACTGTCTGACTCAGAGGTACCCACTACAATTACAATTGGTAAAGTTTCAAGTGTACTAGCAAATAATGGCGACTTTTTAAGTGTTGCTTCAACTGGTAAAACAAGTGCTCCGGTATTTAAACCAGGCAGTTATGCAACTGGGTCTGAACCAGCTAATCCAGAAGCAGGCGATATTATTTTTGATAGCACAACTAATAAACACAAAGGCTGGGACGGAACTGCTTGGCAAGACTTTTATTAATAGGTGACAAATGCATGTAAATGCAGATGAAATAATTGAACAGTCTAAAAAAGTATTCCTAACTTCTGACAAACAAAAACAAAAGTATTACTCACTAAAAGGATGGATAGAGCAAAAAGAATATGCTCAAATTCATCCTTTCTTTTTGAACCCTTTAGATATAAAAATTAATCCTACTTTGTTTACAAAACAAATTACTGAGTATAAAGATTATTTTGAACAATGGGGCAACGAACATACACATTTGCCGCGTAAAGGATTAGCACTAGTAAACGAAACAGGCAGATTACATTTAAATGATCCTGTAAATGGATCATTATACGAATACAATAAAAACTATCCCGAAACTCCGTTAATAGAAACTGACTTTACTAAAGAAACTGAAGTGATGAATCTAAGTTCATTAGATCCTTTAAAGCAGTTTGAAGGCAATTGGCTACGTTCTAATATATTATATTGGGAAGACGGTGCTCACTTTAAACCGCATATTGACACTGTGGTTCCTAGTCCGTGGATAAGACTATGGGGCACGACATCCGAATCAATAAAATTACGTTATGCACATAACAATACACTAATAGACGTTGTTAACGTAGAGCCTGGGCGTTTATACTTAATAGACACATCACTAGTACATGATGCTAGATGCGATGGTGCAAGTGGTTATCAGTTCTTTTTAAGTTGCTGTACGGGCGTGTATGAGCGTCTAAGACGCCTTATGCTCTAAATACATATACGGTTCTAATACGTCAATCCATTCTTTGTAATCAAAGTCTAATACAAATAGTGAACGTTCCTCGTCTGTATTATTATATCCATAATGATTTTTAGTTGCATCAAAAGCAAAAAACTCGCCCATCTTCCAATTATAAGTTTCGCCCTCTACAACGAACCCACTTTCCCCTTCAGGCAAAATAGTAGGTAAATGACAAATAATTTTTTTGCCCCAATCTTGGTGATTATGTTCTGGTGTTTTACTTTTAGGATCTAATACTAACCATCCTGTTGCTCTATGGTCAGGTCCGTCTTTTACTAGTTCTGTTACTCTTGGACATCTACGCTGACTACTAGGCCAGGCTTTGTAATCCCACCACAGTGCTGTTCCTGTCCAACCTGGAACAATGTCTCCGTCTTCATAGTCGGGCAATGGAACACGTCTGCGATTAAAATTTACATATTCTTCA